GACTGGAATAGCGTCCCCACGGATAACACGAGGGGTATATGTAACGCTATTCGGATTTTTTTAGTTCGTTGTCGGTGCGGATTCGGCCGAAGTCGATTGTGGCCGATGATCTCAGAGACTCAGGCGACCTCGCAGAATGAATATCTACGAACTGCTCTACAGTTTGCCCGCACTTTTGGGTCTGGATACGCACGTGGGTGTGCAGGTTTGTTCTCTGTTCCTATGGGGTGTCCTGCTCAGTTTGTCGCTGGCGCTCCTCCACTTGGAGCTGGAGAGACAACCTCCTGGGACTACCTCAAGCGGATCGGATGGGGCGAGTTCTGCAAAGTCTTCCCTGACTTCAACTCAGCTCGCATCACTACCGAGAGCACTCCCATCCTCCGCGCGTTCGGGCAGAATCCAGTATGGATTACCGGCCACCAAGCCGTCTTTCAGCTCCTTGAGTGGATCGACGGGGAATCGGCTAGCCTCGACCTCAAGTGCGGGTATAACCTTCAGAAGATCGAAGAACGAGCCACAGCCTGTTCTACGTTTGCTTCCGTCGCCAGTTACGAAGAAATCGGGCGAGGGGGAGTCCGTGCCAAGACCTTCGAGTGGACCCGCAAGGAGAAGCGATGCTTTGCCCGCGCCCTCGGTCTCACTCGTCTCTGGACTCACTTCGCGACCAAAGGATTCAGGAAGAAGCTTACCGCCTTCCACAAGTCGAATCCAGTTCCAAGGAACGACCCCTCCCGCACCTACGGTGACCCTGCGTATGTAGAGCATCCGAGCGAGGCCAAGCTCATCATCGACTTGGAGTTGGATACGGAGAGACTCTGCGACCTCCGTGGGCTTCTGGAGCACGGCTCTTCCCAATTTCGGGCGTTTCGAGCGGGAGATCTGCTTTTGGTGCAGCATAAGGCGACGAGGAGGACCGTTGTCCTAAGAACTGGCGACGTAGGCGACGTACGTAGGCTTCTTGAGCAGCGCGCGCTCTTCGCCTCCTATTGGCGAGCGAGCATCGCAGAGGGGGGCGGGCTGGGGCCAGTCGTAGACAGGAGGATCCGGGATGCCGTATCCGCGATGGATCGATGGCTCCG